TTCTTTGAAAGAGAGTGTAGAGTTTGTGGTGAAACAAAGAATTTAATAGAAGATTTTTATCTAACAAGAAAGGGCAGGGGTGCATTACCTTCTGCCTATTCTTATGAGTGTAAAGAGTGTACAAAGAAGCGGGTAGTAAAAAATAAAAAGAAAAATCCTTCGACAAGGTGGGAATATCCTGATTGGTAGATATTCACGCACAGTTTCCCCATTCAAAGTAGCCTTTTTAATAAATAATTTCAGAATAATTCTGGACTAAGGAGAATAGAAGATGCCACTAAATTTAGCATCTCCTGGAATTGTAGTAAGAGAGGTTGACCTAACCGTAGGTAGAGTAGATGCTACTAACGGTGGTGTTGGTGCTATTGTAGCACCATTTGCACAAGGTCCCGTAGAAGTCCCAACTTTGGTTGGAAATGAAGCAGACCTTCTTAAGACTTTCGGTGAGCCAAGCAATACGGATAAGCACTATGAGCACTGGATGGTTGCTTCATCCTATCTTGCATATGGTGGAAACCTGAGAGTCGTCAGAGCAGACGACGATGACCTCAAGAATGCGGTTAGCTCTGGAAGCACGGAGATTAAGATTAAGAGCTTAACACATTATAACCAACTAGGTTATGATGAGAATACAATCTCAAACGCAGTATTTGTTGCAAGAAACCCAGGATCTTGGGCAAACGGTCTCAAGGTTGGCATCATCGATGCTAAGGCAGACCAAATTCTTGTCGGTGTTAGCACTAACGCAAGTTTACCAACAATCGAAGTTGGTTATGGCGTAACTCAGGCAATTTCTTCAACACTGCCAGGAAACGGTACTACCAGCACTCTTGATGGTCACCTCAAAGGCGTCATCACTGCTATCAGTGGCACTAATGTTTCGGTCAAGGTTCTTGCCCATGTTTCTGCTGCTGGCACGGTAACCGAAGTTGACTATCAACCATCTGGTGTTTATGCATTCTCTTCAACAGGAAGCGTAGCAATCCACACCACTGGACAGACAACTGCTGTTGGAAGCACTTCATACACTTCACAACAAGACTGGTTTGACCAACAAACCATCTCTCTGACCAACTCAACAGTTTACTGGAATACTCTTGCAGATAGACCAGGAACTTCACAGTTTGCTTCTGGAAGAGATTCAAGATTCGATGAAGTCCACGTAGTCGTTGTCGATGATACTGGATCGGTAACTGGAAATGCAGGCACAATCCTTGAAAAGCACCTTTCTCTTTCTAAGGCAAAGGATGCTGAGTATTCGGTAGGAAGCACCGCATACTGGAGAAAGTATCTCGCTAACAATTCAGCTTATGTCTTTGGAGGATCTGCTCCTACTGGAATAACAACCACTGGATTCAGTGCTGACTTCACTCTTGAGTCTGATGTAGGTTGGGACCAGAATGCACAAGGTATTACCTTCTCTGCCAATGGTGCTAGCACCCTGAGTATGAGTGGTGGTAAGAACTACGATGCTGGCACAGATGTCACTTCTTCTGGTGCTTTTACTGCAACCTTAGGAAATCTGACCGCAGGTTACGACCTCTTTGAAAATACTGATAATTATGATATCGACTTCCTGCTGATGGGTTCAGCAAACTATGCTAAAGAGACCGCTCAAGCGCTGGCAAACAAACTGATTGCTGTTGCTGAAGCAAGACAAGATGCTCTGGCATTTGTATCACCATACAGACTGGCATTCCTGAGTGATGGGTCAGTTGGTAGCGTCACAGTTAACTCTGATGCAACTATCACTGATAACGTCCTCAGTTTCTATGCACCTGTCACTTCATCGACTTATGCAGTCTTTGATAGTGGTTACAAGTACATGTATGACAGATTCAACGACACCTTCCGCTATGTCCCTCTGAATGGAGACATTGCTGGTGTTTGTGCAAGAAATGACCTCAACAACTTCCCTTGGTTCTCACCTGCAGGAACTAACAGAGGTGCAATTCTGAATGCTGTCAAACTTGCTTACAACCCAAGCAAGGTCCAAAGAGACAAACTCTATTCTAATAGAGTCAACCCTGTTATCTTCTCACCTGGAGATGGAATCGTCCTCTTTGGTGATAAGACTGGATACGGTAAGGCATCTGCATTCGATAGAATCAATGTCCGTCGTCTCTTCATCTACCTTGAGAAGGCAGTTTCTGCTGCCGCTAAGGACCAACTCTTTGAATTCAATGATGAGATTACAAGAACTAACTTTGTAAACATCATTGAGCCTTTCCTCCGCGATGTCCAATCTAAGAGAGGAATCTTTGATTATGTTGTTGTTTGTGACGAAACAAACAACACTGCTGCTGTTATCGACAACAATGAGTTTGTCGCTGACATCTTCGTCAAACCAAACAGGTCGATTAACTTCATCGGTCTGACCTTCGTTGCTACCAGAACTGGTGTTTCTTTTGAAGAAGTAATCGGTAACGTTTAATTATTAATCAAACTTAGAGGTAAAAACCAATGGCAACTAGAAACCAACTTAATCCACCCCCACTAAGAAAGATTACTGACTTCAAGAGTAAACTGACTGGTGGCGGTGCTCGCTCAAACCTGTTTGAAGTTGAGCTTTCATTCCCATCCGCAGTTTCTGTTGATGGTCTGAATGACATTCTTAATAAGGCAAGATTCCTTGTTAAGGCAGCAAACTTACCTGCTTCAAACGTAGCACCTATTGAAGTTCCTTTCAGAGGAAGAGTCCTCAAGGTCGCTGGAGACAGAACCTTTGATACTTGGACAATCACAGTTATCAACGACACTGACTTCTCTATTCGCTCTGCTTTCGAAAAGTGGATGAATACAATGAATAGAGTATCTGATAACACTGGTGTTACTAACCCAGCAGATTATCAGGCAGATGCTTACGTTTATCAACTTGACCGTAATGGCGACACCCTGAGAAAGTATCACTTCTATGATATTTTCCCAACTCAGGTTGCTCCAATCGAACTTTCATATGACGCTCAAGGTATTCAAGAGTTTACCGTCGAGCTTCAAGTTCTCTGGTGGGAAGCAGTCAAGGGTAGTGGCGCTAATGCAGGCGGAGAAGATATCAACTAAATAGTCCATAATAAGTAGATAGTTTATACGATGGCAAAACTTTTTGGTTTTTCTATTGATGATGGTCAGAATAAATCACCTTCTGTAATATCCCCCGTTCCTCAAAATAATGAGGACGGGGTTGATAATTATATTGCTAGTGGTTTTTATGGTCAATATGTCGATATTGAGGGTGTTTATCGTACTGAGCACGATTTAATTAAAAGATATCGTGAAATGGCACTTCATCCAGAATGCGATGGTGCCATTGAAGATGTTGTGAATGAAGCCATCGTTAGTGATCTTTATGATTCTCCTGTTGAGATTGAACTATCAAATCTTAATGCTAGTGATAGACTGAAGAAAATCATTAGAGAAGAATTTAAATATCTGAAAGAAACTTTAGATTTCGATAGAAAGGCACACGAAATCTTTAGAAATTGGTATGTTGATGGTAGACTTTATTATCTGAAAGTCATTGATGTCAAGAATCCTCAGGCAGGTATCCAAGACCTGAGATACATTGACCCAATGAAGATGAAGTATATTCGTCAAGAAAAGAAAAAGGATGTAAAGAGAAATCTTGCTCTTCCCCCATTGCAAAAAAATGGGTCTGATGTTCCCACAATAGAACCAGAGATTGAAGAGTATTTTATCTACACCCCAAAAGCAAATTATCCTAGTGGCACTTTTGCTGGTGCTGGTGCTAGTGGGAAGAGAGATTCTATCAAAATTGCAAAAGATTCTGTAGTATATTGCAGTTCTGGACTTGTTGATAGAAACAAGGGCACAGTATTGTCTTATATGCATAAGGCAATCAAGGCACTCAATCAACTGAGAATGATTGAGGATTCTCTTGTTATTTACAGATTGTCAAGAGCACCCGAGCGTAGAATTTTCTATATTGATGTTGGCAATCTTCCAAAAGTAAAAGCAGAGCAATACCTCAAAGAGGTTATGTCTCGCTACAGAAATAAACTTGCCTATGATGCCAACACGGGCGAAGTTCGTGATGACCGTAAGTTTATGTCCATGATGGAAGACTTCTGGCTTCCAAGAAGAGAAGGTGGTCGTGGCACAGAAATCACCACACTTCCTGGTGGACAAAACTTAGGTGAGCTTTCTGATATTGAGTATTTCCAAAAGAAACTCTATAGAGCACTTGGAGTTCCTGAGTCAAGAATTGCTGCCGATGGTGGTTTCAACCTTGGTCGTTCTTCTGAGATTCTGAGAGACGAACTTAAGTTTGCTAAGTTTGTTGGTCGTTTGAGAAAGAGATTCTCTCAAATGTTCAATGACATGTTGAGAACTCAATTGATTCTCAAAAATATCATAACTCCCGAAGATTGGGAGATTATGTCGGATCATATTCAGTATGACTTCCTCTATGATAATCAGTTTGCTGAACTCAAAGAGTCTGAACTTCTTCAAAGCAGACTTGGAAATCTTGCCACTATCGAACCTTATATTGGTAAGTATTATTCTACAGAATATGTAAGAAAGAAAGTTCTTCGTCAAACAGACACAGAGATTATTGAGATTGATAGTCAAATCGAAGATGAAATCAACAAAGGCATCATTCCAATGCCCGGATCTGTTGATCCAATTACTGGAGAACCATTAGGCGATCCAATGGATGTTGGTGGT